TCCCCCTTTCTGTGAGGGGGTAGATAAGTCCGACCCAATGCCGAGCCGATGACATTTCTCTCCGTGCGCCGATGGTGGGCAGGAGCCCCGCTGACGCTCATCACCGCCGGGGCTCCGCCGTGCTGGGGCGGTGAGGCGCAGGAAGGGGTGGGCAAGTAGATAAGTCGCATCAAGTTGCCGAGTTCGTCAAGCCGTGCGGTGAGGCAGGGCGTGACAACCTCTCCCCAAGACATTCACGGTGGTGGAAGAACCTCACCAGCGCACTCGCTGACTAGGTAGATAAGTCCCACCCTTGCTAAGTCTGAACCGTATGTGGTACTGTCGTGGTGTCCAACCAACCAACCGAGAAAGGGACAACCAAATGGCAACATTCACCGAAAGTGCTTCCAGAGCGGAAGAAATCATTGACGCAGAGGTGGGCTACGAAATGGGTAGCGCACACCTCTACTCCGTGAACATTGACCTGAACGGAGAGGTGAGCCTGACGCTCGCTACCGCCGAACGGGATGTGTACGACCTGCTGGACAGCGATACTGCCGTAAAGGTGGCGCAGGTGTCCGACTACATAGCACTTGTCACGACAGGCTGGGCGGCGCCACTCAACAGCGAGGGCGAAGCCGAAGGCGCACCGAGCGAACACCCTGCCAAGAGGCGTGTCCGTCTCTCCGTGTTCGCCAGCCGTGAGAGCGTGGTGAGCGTTCTCCGCTTCCAAGACGAGCCGACTGAACCAGTCGTGGATGAAGGACAGGCAACGGGTTCACTCGCTGACGCAGTTCAGAACCTGCTGGTGCGAGCCTTCTAACCGAGACCCCCCGAGTGAAGCCCCTGCCCCTAGTGGGTGGGGGCTTTCACTTATCTACCGACTTATCTACCTAAATGAGAAAGGTAGATAACTCTCCGAGCCAACTAAATGCGTTTCTATTTCCCGACTTTCTTACTTGCCCACCCACGCTCGCAGTTAGAACCGCCGAGTGCCGGAGCCCCGCCGTAATCGCAGAAGCAACGGGGCTCTGCCGTGCGAATGGCTGTGCGCTGGGAATGGGGAGGCAGGTAGATAAGTTGAGTTATGAAGTCTGTCCCGTATGTGGTACTGTGCCTGTGCCAGCGGTTCACAACCGAGAAATGCCGTTGGTAAGGAGAAAAGGAAATGTCCAAATCACTTCAGGTGAAAGTCAAGGTGAGTGTTCTCTTGGAGGCACTCAAGAAGGCACTTGACGAGCGAGCCAAGCGGTTCGCCAACAACGACAAGTTGGAAGCCGAGTATGACAAGGCTGTGGAGGCATACAACACCAACCTGCTGAAACTTGTCAAGGCTGGCAAGGGCAAGGTCACGGAGGCAACCACTTCTCGCTGGCGACCCAACAACAAGGAAAAGGTCGTGACCATTCAGGCGACCTTTGAGTTCCCGAAGTCCGCTATCGGAAGCGAGCCCGAGTCCCCCGAACTCTACAAGGAGTGGAACTGGAAGGCTGACCGAGAGGCTTTGGAACAAGCAATCCGAGTGCTGGAAATGACCGACCAAGAGTATGTGTCGGCAACCACACTCAAGAGCGTGGCGGAGTACCTCTAGCCTCCCTTTCTCTATAAGGGAAACGCCCCAAGCAAGGGGGAGTGGGCAGTTGGTTGCTCACTCCCCCTTTCGCTTGTCTGGGGACACTTATCTACCTAGATAGTGGGAGGTTCAGGGGAGGTAGATAACTCTGAAACCGAGTGGAATGTGGCTCTGCGGAGGACTGCTCTGTTCTCTGCGTTCTGCGCTTCCACGAACCCGAGGTCTGCTTCTATCTCTGCGAGGCGAATGGCTAGACGAGATAGCCGTAGTTGGTTGAGTGATGAAATCTCCACTTTTCTACCTGCCCCCCGTACTGAGGTTGCGGGCAAGCCGAGCCAGGAGCCCCGCACCAAACTGCCGAAACAACGGGGCTCCAGCCGTGCGGAGAGGGCTGGCTGGAATGGGGGGGCGCATAGATAAGTCATCTTAGTTGGCAAATGTGCGAGGCGAATGAAGGTAGATAAGTGCGCTGGCGTGTGGGCTGTCCCTGACTAGGTAGATAAGTGTCAAGGGAAGTTGTGAAGTCTGAACTATGTGGTGTAGAGTGGTGGTGTCCACCACTCAACACGAAAGGGATACTGAAATGGACAAGCAAGTAACCAACGCAGTCAAGGGCTACCTTGACGCTCTCACCCTCAAAGAGAGGGCAGAGGAAGCCCACGACGAGGCTCGCCAAATCCTGCTGGACACGCTCGCAAGCCACGGGCTTGACGAAGTGGCTCTTGACGAGGTGACGGTCAAACTGTCCCCCGCCGAACGCCGTTCGTGGAACTTGGAGAAACTGCGTGAGGCTGTCTCTCCTGCCGTGTTCCGCAAGGTCACGAAGCCCACGGTGGACACGAAGGCGTGGGACTCCTCAGTTGAGCGAGGCGAAATCTCCGCAAAGGTCATTCGTACCTGCGTGGAAATCTCTCACTCTGTGCGAGTGCTGGTGCGACCCACGAAGGGCGCAGACAAGCCGAAGGCAGTCAAGTCCACCAAGAAGGCGACTGCCTGACAGACCCCCAAAGGGAACCCCACCACTTATCTACCTACTTAGGGGAGAGTGGTGGGGCTTCTCTTTGTCCCGACTTATCTACCTATTACTCCGAGAGCAACCGAGCGTGAGCGAGGGCGGTAGAGAGAATGTAAATAAGAAGCAACCACCACAGAAATCTGCGACTTTCTTACCTGCCACCCCACTCACAGCCAGCGAGCCGTGCCGAGCTGGAGCCCCGCCACAGTTGGCAGAACCCCGGGGCTCCCACCGCGCGAGAGGGCGAGGCTGGGATGGGGGAGCAAGTAGATAAGTTCGGTTTGTAAGTCTGAACCTGTGGTGGTACAGTTCAGGTGTCACCAACGGAGAAAGGAATCCACATGACACAAGCACTACTAATCAAGGCAGACGGGGGAATCGCACCCGTCACTCTCCCCGAGGAGAACGCCTATCAGACCATCAACTCACTGGTTGGCGGTTGGATTGACTGCGTGACCAATGGCGAGAATCTCGCTGGCTACGTCCACGACGAGGGACTGCTCATCGGTCTTGCTCCGAATCTCGTGGCGAGCGTTCTGTTCGGTCGTCCTCTCGTGGGTGACTGTGTGGTCGTTGGCTATCTGAATGAGCGTGGCGAGTACGACGGGAACGATTACGACGTGCCTGCCGAGTTCATGGGCGAGCGTTTTCATCTCATCGCTGGACTCATTCTGAACGATGAGCGAGTGCGCACCACCGTAGAGGCGGAAGTCGCCCGAATCATGGATGACCCCAGTCCGAAGGTCGTATCTCTGACCGATGACGAGTTTGACGCTTGGCTGGAAGGGAAGTAAGCCATGTCAGTAGATAAGTCCCCGACCGACACCTATCCCATGCGCCTGCTCTCTGTGGGCGAAGTGGTCACGCCTACATCAAGTGACTACGCCTACACCGTCCTCGCATGCTGGCTGTTGCGCCCCTCTGACATAGACACCTACGCCATGTGGGTGGTGCTGTGTCTCCTGCCCCACAACCCACTCCACCCGTTCGCTGTGTTCACCGCCTACGACCGTCCTGAGGGCTGGTCTTTCGGGAATGGCGAATACCGTAGGAACATTGCTGACGCTCTCCACGACTACGAGGTGCGAGGCGGCAAGTTGAGAGGGCTGGACGACTGACTGGCGGTAGAGGGTAGATAAGTGCGCCCCCCATACTTATCTACCCTCACTCTGCCCCCCTGCCTAGGTAGGTAGATAAGTCCGAGCCACATACCCACCTGTTGGGCTGGAGCCCCGCTACATGCAGTGGACCGCCGGGGCTCCCTGCGGGTGGCGGTGAACCCGTGCGCGTGGGGGGACAAGTAGATAAGTCATGCCTGTTTCAGATTTCTCGCTTTTTTGGTGGGGCTGGTAAATAACTCTGACACACCCCCCTAACACAATGACGGTGGTGGATGACTCGCTTTGTAAGTCTGAACCGTGTGTGGTACAGTCGTTCACATCACCCACCAAGAAAGGTAGATAAGAAATGGAACGGAAACTCATCGGATACTGCGGAGTGGATTCAGGACAGATTCTCCTGACCGACCCGTGCTATGTCAGCGACTTCCTCAGCGATGAGGAGTTTGCGCCGTCAGAGGGAGAGACCCACCCGTACTCGTATAACGGAGCCTGCGGTGCTTCTCTCAGCGAACAAGGCGGTGGACAGTTGCTCTACAAGCATGGTGGCACTGGTGCTGGCGTGTGTGTCTCATCAGGCTGGGGAGACGGCCTGTATCCCGTATTCGTGGAATACGCAGAGGACGGACGAGTTTCATCCGTGACCGTTCAGTTCATCAGCGATGACGAGGATGAGTTTGAGGACGATTCAGAGGACGAAAACGAACTTTGGTCGGATGACGAGGACGAGGAATAGGTAGATAAGTCTGAACCGTTAGTGGTACAGTTACTAGCAACACCTACTGAGAGGAAAACATGACACAGATTTACGACATTCATTCATACAAGGGCGGAGTGGGAGTGACCACAACCGCCTGCTCATTGGCTTTGATTCTTGCGAACAAGGGGCGTTCTACCCTGCTCGTTGATTCGGGCTACTCACCCGACACCTATCCGTGGCTCAATGTTGCATTGCCCATTGGTTCCCGTGGAGAGGTTGCCAAGGGCGTGTTCCCCAACTTGGACATGGTGCGTGTCGGTGACAGTGAAAAGATTTCATCTGTCAATGTTTCCGACTACGATTTCGTGGTCATTGACAACGGACGCAACTGCTCGCAGGAATACCCGACCGCCTACACGGTTCAGCGTGTGTGTGTCGTGCGCAACGAGTACATGAGCCTGCACAACACCGCCAACCGATTCGCACCTAGCACTGAACTGCTGGTCGCTTTTATTGGAGATGGCTTGGCTCTCACTGCCAAGGATGTTCAGAGTGTTCTCAACCGTCAGCCTGTCGTTGCTTCCATTGACACTAACGCACAGCGAGCCATTGACGCTGGCTTGGCTGCGATGCGAGTGGATGAGCGATTTGGTTGGGTCAAGGAGTTGCTGGTCTAGAAGTAGACTGGCACGGATTCGGAAGGAAGGTAGATAAGTGGCAAAGTACAGAGTTACGGGCGTAATCAGTGGTACAGAGATTTCAGAGGACATCATTTTTGACGACTCTATCTCTCCCAAGAAACTCAAAGAGGCTTGCGAAGAAGCGCAGAGCGTCATGCTGGATTACTGGGCAATGAAGTTCTCATTTGACTTCCGCAAGAACCTCACCAGTATCTCAACTATCAAGGTAGAAGAAGTAGCGCAATGAGTGAGCCGATGAGCGTGGGCGAACTCACAGACTTCCTATGGACTGAATACAACACTCTCGGTGTCACGCCAGTAGAAGCAATGTGCAACATGTGGGATGACATACGAGACGGTCATCTATTTCCATGGATTTCTGATGAGCATGGCGTTGATGCCCGTACACTTGCTCTCGCCGTTGCAGACGCAACGCTCCGTACCGTGGAAGGGGGACTCAATGTGGGTAGATAACTTTTTGCGTCGTTGTGCGTGGACTATCGCAGTGATGTTCACACACTGGTATCACACGGCAACGCAGGGGCGCATACTGGTTGGTGCTGATGTTGCACTGAAATGGGAAGAAAAGGCTAGCCACCACATTTACGCCTATGTCTCTTTCTCTGCTCCACCTGTGGGCGATGAACTAGACGATTTTGGCATTGACGATGATGCAGTGTTCCGATACCTAAGTGGAGTGCGTGACATTATCCGTATCGCTTGGCAAGGTAGTGACGAGGGCTGGCGCATTGCCTACTCGGAACTTATCTACGCTTCTCCTGTTGAGTCCATCTAAGTAGATAAGTCCACCAACTTTCCCTGAAATCTGATAACTCCAGCTGGAGCCCCGCTATGCACGGACCAGCGCCGGGGCTCACGCCGTGACACCGAAGGTCGCTCGTGTGGGTGGACATTTAGATAAATCTAACTACGAACTTTCTCCAACCGAAAGACGAGGAGCACGGGGGGACAGGTAGATAAGTCTCCAAAAACCAAATGACGGTGGTGGATGAGTCAGGTAGATAAGTTTGTCCCTGTGCTGGTATGGTACATCGCATGGAACTAAACCCGAAAGGAACTGGACATGCCTAACTGGTGCTACACAAACATGTTGGTCGCTGGCAATAAGCGTGAACTGCGGAAACTCATCAGCGCAATGCGTGAGCCGAAGCAGTGCTATGAACTGAACAGACTCGTTCCTCTTGACCCGAGGGGAAGCATTGAGAAAGTCAGCACACACAAGGACAAAGATGGAAACGATGTGACCACCACATTCTCGGTGTTCGCAAGCACGGAGTCAGACGGCTTTGACGGATACGCAGACGCAATAGAGAAGTGGGGAACAAAGTGGGGTGCATGCAATGTGGAAGTAGACGATGAAAACTCGTATCCACTTCATGTGCGATTTGAGAGCGCATGGTCACCTGCAACGAAGTTGATTCAGTCTGTGTCTGAGCAGTTTCCGAATCTCGTGTTCTCGCTTTCTTATGATGAAGAAGGTCATCAGTTCTGCGGTTGGGAAGTAATCGCTAACGGAGAAACAGTTGAGGAAGGAAGCCTTGACACTGACCGCATGCCAGAAGATTTGCAGAAGTTGTATGACGAAGCAACAGAAAAAGACGAAACCATGCTGTGGGATGAGTATTACGAAGCACATAACGACTGGCGCAACAACAACACAGACATGATGTACACAGATGCTGAAACCGTAATGAACGAGTATCTCGTTTGGAAGCGGAAGGCAGACAGACAACGCAAGGAAGGAAGGTATGTGGAGTCCTTCATTCCAAGCGTCTAATCAGTAGATAACTCCACAGAAACAGAAACCCCCATGACAAAAACACAAGAAACCATTAGTAAGCGAGTGAAGGAACTGCGTGAGAACGCAGGCTGGTCACAGATAGAACTTGCTTCTCGGGCTGGCATTGACAGAAAGACCGTAAATCGCATTGAGAACGGTCACTTCATGCCAAGCGTTGAGACGCTAGTTGCTCTTGGCAAGGCACTCGGAATCCCCACTGACTCCATTATTGGATGAAGTACATTGCTGACCGTTGGGGAGAGATAGCCCCATTAGTCAGTAGATAAGTCTGAACCATACATGGTATGCTTCCATTACCACCAACCCACAGAAAGGAAACACTGTGAACACCAAAGAAGCCATTGAGAGGGACGGTCAGATTCTCGTAGAGGATGTGATTATTCGCTCACAGTTTGCCAAGATAGAGATGTGCAAGTCGGAGCCAATGTCCGATAATCCTGCGATTATGCTCATCGCTGTTGAGAGCAATGAAACCAACCCCGAACACGACACCTGTGTTGAGTTCCAGCAGGAAGTTGGTCTGAGCAAGCCTTACCACCTTGCAATGATTCCTCTGATTCACAAAGAGGACGTAGTGGACTGCATTGAGGATGTGGTCAAGGCAATGCCCATTGCCAAGTTTGACTTCATCATCCTCGCTGTTGAGGGCTACACACGCTCATTCACCGACCCCGAAGAAGGTCGTGCGAACATGAAGAACATGAACCGAGGCGACTTGCAGAAGGAGTTTCAGGAGAATCCATTTACCGATGTGTGCGAGGCTCATGTCATCACCGCTATCAACTGGGGTGCAGACAAGTTGTGGCACAGCGTTGCTCCCTACAAGTACGACGACCAAGGAATCCCACAGTTCTCCGAACCAAAGGCAGAGGTCTGCGAACTGAAAGAGGACAGCGAGTTTGGGCGAATCCCCGACACACTCATCGCTATCTGTCAATACATGGAAATGGCTCTGCGTACTTCCGAGTACCAAGACCTTCTTGCCCGAGCAAGAAAGGAAGGTAAATAAGTGAACGCCGAACTCATCAAGATGTTGGACAACGCAATAGCGTCCTGCTCAGGCAGGGACATTATCTCTACTGGTGAAATGGTGGACATGTTGTTGGACATGCGGATTCTCGTACTGCAAGAGGAACAACTGGAAGGAGCAGACAAGTGAAGCACATAATGACCGTCATCAAGGAAATGCGTGACAACTACATCGGGCGAAGGATAAGACTGGATTTCACTGCCGACCCATACACCACGCTCCGTGCTGGTGACGAGGGAACCATTGACCACATAGATGACATTGGCACTGTGTTTGTGAAATGGGATAATGGCAGTAGCCTTGGACTCGTATCAGAGGCGGGTGACAAGTTCACCTTCCTCTAAGGACTGGTAGATAAGTGTTTATTTCCTTTCTTCTTATCTACCTAGTAGGGAGCCACCATCTGACGGGGATGGTGGCTCTCACTTTTTTACACCCCCACTCACCTAATGGGGTGTGGAGCCCCGGCTGGATTGAGCCCTAGGGCTTAAACCGTGTTCAGATTTTTCGTTTTTTTTACATACCTGCGGCCGGCTGCGGCGGAAAACCAGGGAAGGTAGGCAATGACGGTGGGGGAAGACTTGCCTGGCGGAACTTAGCATTTGTCAAATAGTTGATTTTTCCATTACCATGCTGGGTGGACACGTAGATAAGTCCGAGGAAGGAAACATGAATCAGATAACAAGTGAGGTCATTGACATCCACCACGAACAACTGTGGGGTGAGGCCGAGAAGAAATACAAGAACTTGTTCGCAGTTCCAAAGGAAGAAGTGACTCGCATAAACGAGATTTTGCGAGGGATGTACGTTGTTCAGATTTGGCAGCGAGATGGTGGCAGTGGCTCGCCTATCTCTGCATTACGCAGTTACTCGGTATCAGAGGAGTCAGCACAGTATGTGCTGGACAACCTCGGTTACTCCAGCCTCAAGTACAGCTCAAAGCGTGAGAAGGAAGAAGCTCCACAGAAGCGCGCAAATAAATGGGAAAACTTTGACAAGTGGGCTCAAGGCCATCGAGGGGAACAGTTCACAACCGAGCAACTGGTCGAGCAGTCTGGGTTCTCGTACCAGACAACACTGAAGTACGTTTCAGAAAGTCCGATTTTCGTTAAGGTGAAACGCGGGCTGTGGAGCGTCAGTAAAGACGAACGCGACTGACTAGGTAGATAAGTCAAAAAGTCAATAAATCTCTCGCCGGCCACAAGAGCCCCGTTGTAAGCCCGAGCGGTGCGGGGCTCCAGCGCAGGCTGGTGGGCGCAGGCATGGGGGGACGGCTAGAAAAGTCGGAGAATCATCCGTGCGCCAACATGCCACCTGCAACGCACCACATAAGAGGTGTGCGCTGATGTAGGTAGATAAGTCGGAGAGCCAATGCTGGCAAGGCTTCTATGTAGGTAGATAAGTCGGGCTGTCAAGAGTTACTAAGTCTGAACCATGCATGGTATGGTGTGTCTGTCCCTACCAACCGCTTACAAAGGAGCAAACAATGGACACCACCACCGAAGCACTACCCAAGTGCTGGAAAGATGTTGAGGACGCACTCAACGCTGGCATTGACCGAATCATCCTGTTCGGTCCTGCTGGAATCGGCAAGACCTACGCAGGTCTGCATTTCGGAGACACCGAGGCTGGCGCATACCGCCTCGTCTGCACCGAGGACATGACCAACATGGATGTCACTGGCGGTTTCATGCCGTCCAACAATGGTGGCTTCCAGTGGCTTGACGGCTCTGCGCTCAAAGCGTGGAAAGGCAACGGAGCAAAGGGCGGTCGCCTCATCGTTGATGAGGTAGATAAGGCTGGTGGCGATGTGTTCGCTACCCTGCTCGCAATGCTTGACTCTCCCGAGTCTGCTTCCTACGAGCATCCCGAAACTGGCGAAATCCTGCGTCCTCTCAACGGCTTCTCTGCCGTGATGACCACGAACATTGAGAACATGGGTGAACTGCCCACGGCTCTCGCTGACCGTTTCCCTATCCGAATCCGAATCAACGAGCCTCACCCCTCGGCTCTGCTGGCTCTGTCTCCCGACCTGCGTGGATACGCAGTGCGCATGGCTGACGCTGGTGATGACCGAATCTCGCTCCGTGCGTTCCTCGCACTGGACAAGTTGCGGAAGTCTCTCGGAATGGAGAGGGCTTGCGAACTCACCTTTGGTCGCCGTGCCAAGCAGATTCTTGACGCTCTCGCAGTGGACAAGGTTCGCTGACATGTCCACCACACCGACTCCAAGCAAGTCGGGCAAGGCGTTCCCCACCTCGGTAGATAAGTCCGAGGTGGGGGCGCACAAGCCCGAACCGAACCTGCTCGGGCGACACGATGTTGCCCATGAGCGTTGGACAGTTGAGAACTGCCGACCTGTGCGTGGTGAGCCTCGCACGAGCATTGACAAGCGTGTGATGTTCGCACCTGCGACCGACTCCGAACTCGCTCGGGCTATCCGAGGGCATGAACTCATGCATGCCAAGTTGTCTCCGACCGAGGAACAAATGGAGCAGTGGGTTGCCCGAGGCGTTGCCTCTGCACCTGCAATGGTGGCAGTTGAGGAACTTCGCATGAACTACCTCGCTGACAATGTTGGCTTCCCTATCAAGACGGAACTCGCTGACGGAAGTGAAATGGAAGCAGGTGAACGGCTTGCGCAAGCAAATGACTGGGCAGGTGCGGTTGCTACCTGCTTCGCTACTGCTGGCACTGCTGGTCACAAGAAGTTCCTGACTGGAATCCGTAGGCACAACCGAGCATGGGGTGACGCTCTGCTGGACATTGGCAAGCGAGCAATGCGAGAAATGAAGAAAGCGCACCGCACAGGTACGCTCGCTTCTACTGGCGTTGAGCGTGACGGTGGACTTGCACCGCATGGATTCTCACACACTGAGCGAATCGCAGAGTGGGTGGACAGAATCGCCTCGTTCCCACCGCCGAAAGAGCGCAAGGGTGACAAAGGCAAGAGCAAGGCTGGCTCTGACAAGAGCGAGGGCAAGGGAGAGGAAGCCGATGAGTCGGTAGATAAGTCTCCAAGCAATGAAGGCGAGCCTGACGGTGAAGGCGACCGCAATGGAAATCCGCACAAGGACATGAAGCCGACCGAATACCACGGCTCTGCTCCTAAGTGGTCGGAACTCCGTGTGAGTCGTGAGCCAATGCCTCGCTTGCATGTTGGCAACATCGGCAAGAAGCGCATTGCGACCAACATGGGTCGCCGTCCTCGCAGACTGCACCGATACATGACCGACCCTGCAAAGCGTGTGTTTGACAAGAACATCCGTGGCTCGGGTGGAATGGTCATTATTGACGCAAGCGGTTCCATGTCTTTCACGACACAACAAATCGTGGAAATCGTGGATAACGCAAAGGGCGCAACGGTGGCTATCTATTCCGACAAGAACAGTGACACCGCACCGAACATGTGGGTCATCGCTGACAAGGGTCGCATGGTTGAGAATGTGGAATACATTGACTATGGACACGGAAACGGCGTGGACTACCCTGCAATAGTTTGGGGCGTTGAGAACCGTCAAGGCAAGAACGCTCCGCTTGTGTGGGTCACAGACGGTGGAGTGTGTGGACACAGAGACTCTTTCTCTGAAATCCTTTCCATGCAGTGCATTGAGTACGCACAGAAGCACGGCTACATCGTGGTTCCCCATGTTGAGGAAGCCATTGAGCAACTGCGCAAACTGCGCACTGGTGGTCAGGCTCGCTCGGTGTGGGCGTACATGTTCCAAGACACTTACCGCAAGCACATGGGCAGGTCACTGACCTAGAAGCCTCGCTAGGAGTGGTGGGGCGCAAGCCCCACTGCTCTCGGCGTGACAGGTGGACTTATCTACCTGTACCATGCTCGCCCCTCGGTGGGCTGACTGTGTTGCTCCTTTTCAGGAAAGCCCATCGGGGGGCTGGCAACGGCGAGCGAAAAAATCAACTTATCTACCTAGTACCACACACGAGACACAGGCAATGCAGGTAGATAAGTCAGAACATAAACGATAGAGTCAAAAAAAGAGGTATTAGAAATGAACACGCAAGCAACTACCAAAGAAGAACGAGAAGAAGAACTGCTTGATGAACTCTGTGAAACGATTTCCAAACTCGTTCGCTACTACTCGGGCATGCTCGCAGAAATCACGGAAAGCAGATACAGCATTGAGAAGTCAGTCAAGGATTACGACACGCTCACTATGGGCGAGTATGACTTACTGGCAGTGTTGGGCGACTACATGAACCTTGATGACGATTACGCAGAGAACGAGTGAGAGGGACACTCATGGCACTTATCTACCTACTACTGGCTCTATCCGTCATGGCTCTGACATGCGTTCTTGTGACCTACACGCTCTGTGTGTGGGATGACCGGCACACGGCTCCACAGACACTCACAGAGGCTCGCTGGCAGGCTACGAGAGACAGGCTCTCATGGCTCGTCAGTGCCGATGTGTGGCTCGGTCTATCGCTCGCCACACGACCCACAGAATCGCAAGGCTCACGACTTCCACGAGAGACAGACTCCAAGACACCACCTCGGCAGAGCGCAGAATCCGTGCGCCAGTCCACAGCACCGCCGAGTTCACCACGACGATAAACAGAAAGCCGACAAATGCCTGCGCTCCGACTGGAGCCCCGCTGTGCTTTTGCACCTTCCCTCGGGTTGGAGCCCCGGTAGATTTCGGGTCAGTTATCGCACGGGGGAAACTCCCGAAGGCATTTCCATAATGTGGTTTTCTTGACGGCATGATGTCTCCTTACGGGTAACCAATTGACGGTGGTGGAAGACCACGTACTAGGCGATGTTTAGTTTCTTGATAATTTGGTGAACTCGCTGCCGAGACAAATCAAACTCATCCGCAATTTCTCTGAGTGATTTTCCGGCGGCACGCATATTGCGAATTGTTTCATTTCTTGAAGCATCAGTTGCCGGCCCTGGCTGGAACGGACCCCACTGCCAACCTGAAATCTGTTCCAGGCGTGAGATGCGAGAATCAGAAAGAATTTGCTTGCGGTATCTCTGACGGATGTAACCAACCCAAGCTCCCAGTGAGATGTCAGAATTTTCGATTTTTTCGACATAAGTTGCCGGGATTTTCGAATTACCTTCTCGGGCGATGTACTGCTCGAGAGCCTGTATATAAATGTTGAATTTTGTGGTGTTGTCCATACTAGGAATACTAGACGAACACATGTTCGCTTGTCACTAAACCTTTTGATTTTGAATTTACTGGAGTGATTAATTTGTAGGTTGCAATTATCTGCGGTGGTGGATAAGGTAGTGCCATGGGACTATTAGGAACTGTTGTTACATATAAGTTCGGCAAGTCACGTGGCGCCAAAGCTGAGCGCAAACGCGCACGTAGCCAGAAGCAGGACACGCGTAATCCAGACTGCATCAATTACCAGAGTTTCTGTAAGAACTATGGAAGCTGTGGCGGGCAGCGCTGCGAGTACTAAACCAAGGGGAACCAAATGAGTAAACATCAATACACCGTCCAGGTCTTGGTCGGCATAAGCGTCATAGCAGAATCTCCAGAAGAGGCTATGTCCGCTGCCGTGAAAGAGATGACAGAAATCCTTGAGGACCAGGACATTAATGCTGTCGAAAGGTTTTCACACCCATGGGTTACGGGACCTGCTTTTTGCGACCCAAGGTATTGGGGTCACAGCGCTATCCCTGGATTCATGGTCTTTAAAAACAAAGAAATCAAAGAGGAGGCAGCCATATGAAAGCTGGAAGAATTATGGACTTTTCGCCGTTCAATGACGGGAACGTCTACCACATCGACATCACCATCGAAACTAGTCACGAGAATTATGAAAAGATTCGAATCACTCATGACAGCGAAGAAGACTTCGAACTTGGTGTGCAGTACTGGGGGGCAATCTTCATGGCCAGCGAAACAGTTCATGAAAGTGGACTTTTTTCACCAGATGAGCTTGAGGCGGACGAGCCGCAGGGGCCGCGTGGATTTACAAAATTTGGACAATCTCGCGATGAGCCATCTAGTCCATTTTTCAACTTCGGCATTATCGGGCGGAAGTGACCGGCCGGCTGCGGCATGTTTAAAAAATCAAAAATTTGACACATCTACCATCGAGCTCACGTAGAGCTACTCGAGACCTACAACAGAAAAAGAGACAAAATGAGCAAAGACCAGGACCCAATCAATCGTCGAATCAGTACAGAAAAGACGGAATTCACCCAGATGCTGGACGCCTCTGGTTTGCCTGCGGAAGTTGTGCATGAAGTGAAGAGTCAACTCAAGGACATTGATAGCGGGGAAAGCAATATTGTTTTTCTGTACACCGATGGACCGTACGTCGTGACCGGCATTCACGTCCCAGCCTCTGCCCTGGATGATAAGCCGGGCCCAGTGCTCATGCGCGGGGGTGGCGAGAATTCTATTATCGCAGCATTTTCTCGCGACTTCATTATTGAATCCTTGAAGCAAATTGATATTCAGGAGTTTCTTGATGAAGAGAGCGCGGGGCTCCAACCGCAGGGCGAAGACCTGTGGGTGGCTGAGTTGGAGAAGATGGCCGAGATGGTTAAGATGGAGCTAGCGATTAATCCGCCCGAGAAATGGGACGACTTCCCGATGGGGGACAGGTAGATAAGATGTTGACGGTGGTGGAAGACATAAACCCACAGCAGCCAGACCGCTGGCAGGATGCTGCCAAGATTGTGGTTTGTCAGATTTTTGACTCGGTAGATAAGGTTTTGGGCCACGTCTCCACGTTTTCAAATTCTGAAGAAAATCGACGAATTGTGAGCTCAGCCGGCGTCGACAGTATTGATGAAAAACTGAACAATATTCTCGAGGGCCTACATCTCCTCGACATCCAGTTCGAGGGAATGCTCAATAATCTGAAGTGGTTCTCAAGTGACTCGATGTACTGGGTTGAAGAATGGCGAATTCTTGGCTCGATTGCTGCGGCTGCCGGCATTCAAAATAGCGATTTAATGAAGAATGCACTCGACGCCCAGATGGCAAAACATCCAGATTTTGGAAATTCTGCATCGGCCGGCGTCCTGGATAGCTGGATGCTCCGCGAAGAAATTACACAAACCCTGATTCGTAAGCAGACTGACTACGGTCCAGAGAACATCAGTCGGTTTGGCCTGGACGGTCTACTCGTGCGCTGCCATGACAAGATTGCCAGACTGAAAAATCTTCACCTCTTCCGTGGCGGGGAGTCGGCTAACGAAAGTGTTACCGACACGTACCTAGACATCATTGGGTACTCCGCCATCGGTATGATGTGGGAGAGGGGCTGGTTCCTCCTACCGCTAATCAATGACTCAAGGAAGTGATTGACGGTGGTGGAAAGCCACAAAGGTTAGGCCAACCTAATAGGCCATTACTAGAAATGAGAAAATCGTGATTACTGAACGTATTAAGAAGACGTGCCCGCGTTGTGCAACAAATTTGATTCCAAATAACGAACAATGGGGGATGTACGTCGGAGCTCTCTCCAGGGCCGACAATAAAACGGAAATTTGTTCCTCCTGCGGCCAGGACGAAGCGCTCAAGGATTACTTCGACGGCGGATGTGAACCGGTCACTATTTGGCCTATTTGATTTTTTCGCCGGCATCAAATAAAATAAGACCTCAATTAACTACTAAAGGATTGGTCAATGACACTCGACTATTTAAAGTCAAGTAAACACTGGCTCGTTTGCCACTGCGGCAACGAACCCCACATCAATGGTTTCTACGCGTGCCTTGAAGACGGCACCCTAGTGGAACCCGACATTCATGGGCCATGGGATGGACATCTCTATCTATGCATGGGCTGCGGCGCCATCTATGACGCCGAGAGCTTTGAGCAAAAGGGACAAATTGGGGCAGCCGCCCTTGCCGCCCAGGCAGCCAGCTTCTAGATAAATCTAACCAGAAAGACTCAAAACATGCCAGACCCATATGACTTCGACTACAGGCCAGACCCTGACCTCGAAATGCTTGAGCATCTCGAACGTTATTACGACGGAGTAGCTGACGAGCTCATCTGGCAGCACGAGCAAAAAATGAAAAAAATCGAGCAGGCTGCGGCCGGCGAAGAAGACCTCAAGGGGGAATGATGAAAAAGTGGGAAATTTTTGTACTGGCGCTGCACGCGCTAGCTTACGTACTTTGGTTTTGGGATTCGAAAACAATCGAGGCCTGGAAAACCAGGCGTCGTTACTGGGCAGCTCTCGAAGAAGAGAAGAAATACAGTGATGGATTTATGGATGAAATCTATGACTACATCGAACTTCATGAGAGTGCACATAAGGAAGAACGAGAAAAGCAAAAAAAGCAGGCAATGGACCGGCATCCGACTAGTTATAAACCGGACAATGAGACCTTGGCCCGGCTAGCTCGAGACGAGATGTCGAAAAAAAGAAAGAATCCGCCGCGCAACCGGCCGGCCAATATGGATTTCTGGCCCATGTTCGACGAGTGGGACAAGTAGATAAGTCTGTGGCCGGCGAAGCTGAGCTATGTTTGCCGGCATGAACATGACGAAGATTTTCAATAAACTACGTACCGCTGCAGTAGCTGCCTGGCTCAGGCTGAAGGGCTACTGAGAAAGCGGGTCCGGGGAGCTTAGGATGGCCACCTACCAACCCATCCCAAGCTCAACCCGGCACCCTGCCCCTCTACGAAGCGAAAGGGGGAACTTCGTATCGGAGCCCCGCCAAAATACCACACATGTAACACGTGAATGGTGTAAATAGTTCTAATACTGTAACAAAATCCGTCGCCGGCAAAAAAATCTTACGGGAGGTAGTTGACGGTGGTGGAAGAGTCGCTATAGTGTTTCCTCATCGAGCTCAATAGAGCGAGAGAATGATTCATTCGGTGTAGGCATACACCCACCACCTAGAAAAAAACGACCACCAAATCCTGGTGGGTTCTGGCATGCCCAAATGCAAAAGTATTTGCAAAGGTTCCCCCCAGACCCCCCTCCAAAGTAAGTTCTTTACTTCTTCTGCTTTGTATTCTCTTCTGTAGATGAGACAGATTCTTTTCCAAGAATTACTCATCAAGTTAAGTAAGAGAATTAAGTTTCTAACAGGGGTTTAAGGTGAAGTCTGTTCAAAATTCAAAATGGATAAATTCAAACTTTGGACTCAATCCAAATACAATATCTGATTGACGCTGGCGGAAGAACGGGGATAGAATGCCACAGATGACTACTACACCAAAGGGGCGGGGTCAGAACGCCCACAACAAGTCAAAGACAGAACTATCAAAGACTGTCTCTATGACTCTCGTACAGGAAGTATTCGACTACTGGAAAGAGGTCATGGGCAAGAAGCGCGCAGTAATGGACACCAAGCGCGCGCGTGATATCGGCTGGGCAATTGCTGTATATGGCCTAGATGGAGCCAGAGACGCAATAGACGGCTGCAAGGCCTCCCCGTTCCATATGGGCCAGAACAATCGCAAGACTGCCTACAACGACATTACGCTCATCTTTAGAGATGCAGAACATGTAGAGCGCTTTCATGATGAGCTCGATAAGACCAAATCCAGCTCAGCCAAACAGAAGTGGCTCGACTCATGACCAAAGAAGAGCTGATATCTCTAGTAGACCAGGTGCACGCCAGTTACGCCAAAGAGCTCCCTCAGCGGGATGAGGATATAAAGAATCTCTACACCGCCTGGTGGGAGCTACTGCACGACCTGGGATACGAAGAGACAAAGGCCGCGTTTCTGAAGATGGCAGTCTGGGCAGAGTTCATGCCGCGACCCGGAATCATCAGACGTGCCACAATTGATGCCCGTACAAAAATGCCCCAATTCGATGAACCCCTTGTTGCTTGGGGTAAATGGATTACCCTTTCAAAAGAGGTGCATTCTGGTATGCCTCCATCGATACCCGTATCAGATGCACTCAAATTAACTGTGAAGCAGATTGGGGAGCCGGCATATGCCATGCACACCAATTCAGATAGAGAAGCTTTCTGCAAGACATACGAACGTATAGTCAATGAGATAGAGGCAGAAAAGTACGCCGTTCCGCCGGCCCCAAAAAAATCAGACAACAATTGAAGGGTAAATAAATGAGGAACTTTCTACTTGCCATATTGCTGGTGGCTTCTACTGTAACCATTTACAAGATTGCCTATTCGAAGGCCCCATTCCTGTTGAGGATTTTTTGGATAGTTGGCCTGGTAGTTGCAATGAGGGCTTTCATATTGCAGTAAATTCGCTGGCATGATGAAGCGGAACCCCGGACGTCCAGTCAGCGTGCCAACGAAGCCAGTGGTCACCTTGACCCTGCGCGTCACCAAAGAGTTCAAAGAGAAGCTCATAGAACAATCCTCCGCCGTTGACCTGACGCTCACCGCCTACATACAGGCCCTGGTTGAGCGCGATGGGGCGTAAGGCAGAGAAGACCCGCTGGGTAGATAACTTCGTCACCCTCAACATCCGTCTAAAGGGTAGACAGAAGAACGAAATCATCGACTATGCCCGCAAGAAGGGCTTATCAGTAAACGATGTCATTCTGTATGCCGTCTGGGATTTCATCCGCAGAGACAAAGGCATCCCCTCGCCAGGCTCGGCGCAATTCTCCATCCCATCAATCGATGAAACAGTGCTGGCCTACATCAGAGGCGAACACATCCTGCAGCCATGCGGTCAAAAAGATTGCACCAAAAAAATTGTGCAATTAAATGACATGCAATTTTGTGAGACCTGCAATCTCCGCATCTTCTGAATAGCCGAATCGCCGGCCACAAACGCTGCTGCATGCCGAATAGTTGCGCGCGCAATCAGTTTAGTGAAATTAGAGATAGAAGATAATTTGTATTTTGCCAACGACAAAACTCGCCAAAATTTTTTTTACCCCCGTACCCCCAAGCTTTTCGGCACTTTTTTGCCCCTTGTGTTTTGAGGCCGGCGAGATATACTTCCCCTTGCCCTCGCCTGGATTGCTTATCGCACGGAGAAATGTGGGAAGGCACGGTTGATTCAGGCGGGGGCCCTTGCCCTTGTAGCTCAGTGGTAGAGCAACCGCCTTGTAAGCGGTAGGTCGACAGTTCAATCCTGTCCGGGGGCTCCATTCGAACCCTTTACCTTGCGTACTAGCTTGTTCACCATATAGACAGTGTGGAAGAAGCTGGGTATAAGCCCTATAGCCAGGAAGTCGGTTATCGTGCTAAGCCAGTCTCTGGTCTCTGTGTCAATCAGCTTCACAGTTACGCCTAGTGGTTCTTTATCCAGAATGCAAAGATAAGAAACCCGACGCATCCGCCGATTACTACTAGATAGTCAATCATTGTTCCCCCCACATCTGTGCGAGCGTTGGTCTAACTGGTTTTATCTTACGCTTTCTCTGTTCCTGTGCCAACTGTCTGCTAGTTAGGCCGGCCCATACCCCATGCATATCGGCAGGTGGGAACTCCAAGGCGTACTCTAAGCACTGGGGCTTCACTGAGCACGATTTACAGATAGCCCTTGCCTGTGCAATATAGGTAATGTCCTTATGTTGTTTGGGGAACATTAGTTCGGTTTTCCCTTTGCAAGCTGCACTGTCAAACCACGTTTTATCAGGTATATCAGTAGACGATTCTGGTGTGGAACTTTTATTACCGTATTTTTGTGTGGGTGTTTTATCTGGAATTCCAGAGCTAGAGTTCTGCATTAACGCACCTTTTTTAGACGAACGGCATAATTACTATCATGTAATTACGTCTCCGGAAAAGGCAAGTAGTTGCTGTAAAAGATGTGGTAGGTGGGGATTGCCTGTAAGAACCGTTCAGGCACAGTGTTCTACTGCGATGAAAAACAAACTCAAGTTCTTTACTGTCTATGTACTCCCTATAGTGTCTGTCTT